TAAGTTGTAGTGGTTGATTATTAAGTGACACTAAATCATATCCCTCAATGTAATTTCCATACATTAATCTATTGCCCATAAGAGTTTGAGCTTGAGCAAACCTTGGGACATTGTCATATAATCTTAATAACTCTGCTTCAGGTAAAACAGTAAAAATCTTACTGTTGTCAAATGTTAAAGTTTTATATGTATCATTTGCAATACCTAAATCTGCCTTATTTTGTTTCTCAATTATTTTTATTATATTACTCTCCGACTGCTTAAATAATAAGTCTATTCCTAAAACAAGAGAGTTTCCTGTCCAATAAGTTACTTGACAAGCATTAAATGCATTTATCATTCCCTCATTCAAATATGCCTCAATAGTTAATTCAAAACCATTTGGCGTAAAAGCAATATCAGACCATTGAGATGTAGCTGAGTATTGACCATCGGCATATAAATACCTATAAGCAAATGATATAAATCTCTCCTCCATAAAATTCTGTTCTCCTATAGTATTTATTAATTGTACAGTTGGAGCTTCTACAGGTGGTTTTTTAATTACAAGTAATGACTCTTCAAGTAGTAATGCTGCAGTTGGACTTCCCGCATCAATAAATCCTACAGGTATAGCATAATTTCTATTTACATTTATTGACCTTGGAGCATTATAGTTATCTGTAAAAAATAACAAGTCTTCTATTTTATTTACCCCTGTAATTAGATACTGAGGGTTAAAATTTAATGTTGTATTTACACCACCACCATTGACACCATTATCTATGGTGATAACATGATACGTTAAAGAAAATGTGTTTGTATTAAATGAAACAACTAAGTCAAGTTTACCTGTATTACCTAATGGAAAACTAGGGTCATGTACAAACCAATAAATAGTTTCTATTGAACCATCCTCATATACACCAATGCATCTAGCATCTACACTTAGTAATGTATTTTGAAATCTTAAGGTTGTAAGTGAAATATTTCCTTTTGTATTTTCAATAACTCCAAATTCAGAATTTTCTGTCGAACCCATTCTGATATTCATTGCATCAATATACTCCCCATTAGGAACAACTCTCTCATCGAAAGTTTTGTTCATCTTACCTGCAACAAAATTTCTAGTAAACTTTGGCATTTTATTTCATTATCTTATCAAGACCTCTTAAATTCATTAAAAGTCTTCCGGGATGAATATTGCTTATTCTTATTTTTGCATTTCTTAATAATGCTTGTTTATCTTTTTTTGCTCTTTGAACAATATATTCTTGAACTCCAAATTTTGAATTTAAAATTTCGTATTTTACATAAGCATAAACATATGCTTCAAATAGCTTATTTACTGTAATTAAAGAATTATCTCCATTTTCCATTCCATCGGAAACATATTCAAGAATACATAATCTTTCAGACATTCCTGAATCAAAATTAATAACTCCTGATTTTTTGTCTATTGAAAATGTAGGATTAGCATTTGCTGTTTCTGTATTTAACCCAAATCGTGCTCCAATAGCATAATCAAAATACCAAAAACCATCTACGTTATATCCTAATTGCCCATTAAATTGACTTCCTGCATTTAGATAAATTGATTTTTTTGTTCCTGTAATTCTATCAAAATCTATGTTAGAATATTGAGGAGATAAAGCATTTCCATTTGAGTCAAATAATATGTTTGAAAGATTATCTTGAAGATATGCTTTTGATGAAAGCGTTTGAATATTTTCACTTAAAGGTCTAAGTACACCATTTTCATACACAGATATTCTTACCCAATTAACATAATCAGAAGGTAAGATATATCTTAATGTATTTGGAACATTTAATTCTAAAACTTTTATTTCCTTAAATGCGTCATAGTTTAGATCTTGAACAGCACGTTATGCGTGGAACAATATTTTAAACCTTACTTCGTTGTTTACCAAAGAATGCTTTCCTGAGTACATTAACAAAAAATTTGTTACTATGTCAGAAAGACTAACATACTGATACGAACCCCAATTTAAGTCCTCGGGATTGTTTCCATTATTCTCATAATATTCATACTGTGATATATATGCCATTTTTTATATATTATGGTATTTGTGCATTATTTTCCATCTCCTCTTGCTTTCCAAATTGAACAGGCATTGGCTCTCTAATTGATATACCGCAATATTGAAGTATCTTAACAACTAATGAAGTTTCATTTTGAGCTCCTATTTCAAAATCTTGGTAATCAGGTTGTGATTGGTTAAATATAGGCTCACCACCTGCTAAAGAAGTAAATGTCCACTTAGGTACTTTAGGATATCTAAAGTAAGTACATTGAATCATACCTTCTTGATTTATTGTACTAGGATAAACTGTTATTGTATTTTTATCTTGAATATATGCAGGATATAAAGTAGAAGGAGATGTGATAGGAGACATATTAAGTAACGATATCTTTCCTGAACTAACTTTTTCTGCCTCACTATAAACAGATGACTTAAATATTCTATAATCTTTTAAAGTAGGCAAAGGTAAGGCTGTAAATATATCTAAAGATAATCCCAATATTGTAGTTGTAACAGATGTAATAGTAGCTGTAGCATGTGGAAATACAGATATATTTGTAACAATATCTCCAACTGAAACACCTGAAGTAACAAAGTTTGCAGTTGTATCGTTTAATTGATTTAAAGAATTTGATGTTACTGTGCCACTTGCTAAAAGAGTTGTGTAACATAAAATTTTATTTATTATATAATCTTCATCATCTGTAGTGGTCAGCGATGGAAGAAAATATATATTTGATGGTATATATGGTGTTATAGAAAAATTTAGACTCACCAAAGAATTTGTTACTATAAATTCTTCTAATTGTTCGGAGTATGATTTGCCAAAATCAACATAATCAGTACCTGACAATCTAGCATTTTCCTTATTTATAATTGTATTATAATTGGAAAAGTAATCCATAAATATTTCTAATTGTGCTTGTTGAGCATACAAATTAAAATCAGATGGAGAAATATATCCGTAGTTATTTTTATTTAAAATAGCAATTACCGTATTCCTTACAGAGTTTATCATACTACAAAGATAAATAAAAAAAGGCACTCTAATTAAAAAGTGCCTTCAATAGTTTAATTACTAATTATTTTAGACTTATTTCTAAGAACTTTAAAACCTCAAGACCATCATCTGACTTTAAAAATAAAGCAACTGTTTCAAATGGGTCTTCACCAAATGGTATTCCCATCATTTTTTTCTTATTGCTTTTTGTATTATACCATACCTCTCTTTGTCCATTTCTAAATTGCAATAAATTATGAGCAAAAAATAATTGCACATTTGATTGTAATTTAAGTAAAGGGTCATTAAGTATTTCTAAAAATGATTTAGGTTCTTTTTTAGCGTAAATTAATACATCTCTACGCAACTCTGCAGTTGATACATTTGTAACATCTCTTTGAAACATTACTCTACTTACTACTTCAAGTTGTTCAATGCTTAATTGTCTTGCTTCAATTAATGCGTCTACTTCAAGATTTAAATTTTCAACTTCTTTTGTAGCATCAAATGTCTTGTCTACTTCTAAAAAAACATTACCATTCATAGGATGATAATGTAAGAATTGTTGTAAAACAGGATTTGTTCGTGGAACACTTAAAAATCCATCATCAAAAATAACAGGTTCAAGAATAAAATTTCCGTCTTGTTCATCTTCAAATGGTGACTTTTGATTCCTTGCATATCGCAAAGGTCTGTTAATGTTTTGTTCTTCATCAAAATAAAGAAGGGGAAATCTAGATGTGTTTCTAGATGGCAACGTAAAAGATATTGGCGTTGCATTGCTTTTTAATTTGTAGGTCTTATCTACTGATGTTGTGTTTTTTTTCATTTTATTTAATTTAAGTTGTTACTAAAAAATAGAGAGGGACACTGATGTCCCTCTCTTGATTTAATCATTTGTTATTATGCTCCGTAACGGAATAATACAAAGTTATTCGCACCTAAAGTACAAACAGCACGCTCAGATAAGAAGTTAACCTCCATTGCATCTAAGTCGCTTGTAGCAGCACCTCCGGCAGAACCTGTAATCCAAGTCTTATACTTTCTATCTTCTGCTTCAGAAGCACGATATCTAACGTGTAAGAAAGGTCGTTTTGCATTTTTACCCATGATTTGGTCATATACATTTGTAGAACCTGCAGGAATTAAAAGTCCTGTAACACTATTAGAAGCTGCAGCAGTAGACATTCCTCCACGCATTGTTGGGTCATTTAAGTATTTCCAATCAGTCTTGTAGAAATCATAACCTCTTCGGAATCCTGTAAATCCTAAGTTTAAAGCCATGTCTTTGTCATTGTCAAATAGACCATAAGAAGTACCACCTGCTCCATAAGAGTTTTGTTCTGCTAACATATCGTCAATGTCAAATCCAAAATCACGATTAACAAATAGTACGTTTTCTTCAATAGCACCTTGCTTATCTAAACGAGATATAACAGTGTCCCAATCAGCAAGAGTTGTTGGATTACCACCACCCCATACATTTCCACGACCATTTATTACATAGAAAATACCTTCAGAACCTCCTGCTGTTCCAAGTACTGCTGCTGCCCCTGATGCTGCTTGAGCAGGAACTGCTTCAATCATTGCAGTTTCAAGATAGTCTTCAAAACGTAAACGAGTTTCATGCTCTGACTTCAAGTACCAAAGATATCCTGAAGCACCATTCTCAGTAGTTACTTCTATCCAACCAATCTGAGCCATGTCTGAACCATTTACTGCATACTTGTCTTTAATGATAATAGGCTTGTTAGTAAAGATTTCATCTTCAGCTTCCAAAGAACCTACCATTCCACCTGTTCCTTTTCTAAATTCTGAACCGTAAACAAATACAGTACAAGTCATTGCGTCAACAATAGAAGGAGCAGCCTCATAGAAAGCTATTGTAACAACTAAACCTGAAACAGCTGTAACAATTGCTTTGTTACTTACTCCTGTTGCATTGTCTTGAATCACTAAAGTTTGTCCAATTCGAATAGCTGCCGTAGTAGCTCCCGGGTCTGAAATAGTAAAAATTATTGTTGTTGTTCCTACAGCTCCTGATGTAAGACAGCTTGTGTACTTAGTGTGTAAACGACCTTGTTCAGCCCATTTTATTTGGTCTGAATTTGTTGGCATCTCTGCTCCTACCATACGCAAGAATGAAGATACTGTACGATTACCATAACGCTCAAATTCTTTCTCATAAGTATCAGGAAGATACTGATTTAAAAAGTCAAAGTTTGTTATGTAGTTTGTTGATAAGGGAACTTGCTCTGCACTCGGCTGCAAGTTAAACCCGGGGGTTGATAATATTGCCATTTTTTTTAGTTTTTAGTTTTATATTCTTTTTATACTTCTAATTTTTAGTCCGTTTCCGGATTCAGGACTTAGAGACTTGACCTGCATTCCATCAACCCTATTACTAGCTTCAGATATTTTACGTTCAGACATGTTTATATTTTTCATCTTACTTGTAACATCTTCTGTCGCATCTGCTTGACCTTGTTCATAAAAGAACTTGGCAAACTTTTCAGGGTTCATAGCCATAGCTAACGATTTATGATATCCCTCTGCGTCTTTCATTAAACCATTCTCATCTAAAAACTTATTTATAAAGTTTTGTGGTGTTGAATGATTTTTTTTAATCTCGCTTAGATTACCGGGAGAAAATGAAAATTTCTT